CTGGGGACCTTAAGAGAGCGATGACTAATGATGAAATCGACACTCTTTCTAAGAAAGTAGATCCAAGAAATGAGGGGTTTGATGATGAGTACGTGGCACAGATAGCTAAGTGGATTTTATATAGGGGAAAGAAGTACACTCATAAGTTTCATAATATGGAATATAAGGGGCCGATGTTCTGGACCCTTGCCCATACCTCAATGACCAAGTGGCAAAAGAGAGTGGTAGACGAGCTTATAACTAACAAGGATAGAATAAAAAACTGCTGGGTAGAATCCGAGGGAGCCTATCTTTGGTCAGCGATTGAGTCTAAAATAGTTAAGCGTACTGGAGATAAAACATTTGTATTCCCTGATTACAGCTCAGTAAAAGCATTCCTAGATATCTTCAAAGATGGAGAAGGCAGGAAGGCGTTTGATACAAAACTAGTAGGGGGTAAAAATATACTGGGGGACTTTTACATTTATCCACTAGTGGATGACCCTAGCTTTATTACAGAAGTTTCACTGGCGCAAAAAGCAGAACTACTAAAGGAGAAGGATGATGGTAAAACGGAAGAAACTTTCGATCTTTGATGAAAAGGAGCCACCCTCTTATCTACCCCCACTAACGGATAAGAATAAGAGGAGGCCCAAAGAGGTAACTCTCTCTAATGGTGAGAAGGTTATTGAGCCATATCACAACGCTGATATTGCTTATCGCAAATATGCGAACAAGAAAGCTGATCCAGAAAAGACAGCTAAAGAGCCTAAGGACAAAGCATCTACCCATAAATATCCTCCACCAAAGAAGGACCCACTATTTAGAAGTAAGTGGATGAGGTTTATTGATGGCCTAGTGGCTAGGGATAATTTCAAGACTGGGCACCTAGATGCCTTGGAAATTCTCTGCGATCTATATGTAGAATACGATGAGCTTCAGGAGACAATTCGCTGCGAAGGCAGAACCTATGAGTGTATCTCACGACACGGCAAAAGCATTAAGCTTAGGCCAGAGGTATCCCAACTAGAAAGATGTAAAGCCAATATCAGCTCCTTTACACTAAGGCTTGGTCTATTTCCTAAGAAAGACCACAGCACTCAAGATGCAGAATCTGAAAAGGACTCCTGGGCATAATAAACTATGGCTTCATTAAAGAAGGCTAAAAAACCAAAGAGCATAGAGCTAGATCCGGCAATCCATCCCTATTGCTCAGTGGGCCATAACTATGCGTTGGATGTGGTTTCTGGGAAACAAGTAGCCTGTATCTATGTGATCGGTGCCTGTAAAAGGTATCTCAAGGACATTAAGAACACTGCTGCTGACTTCTACATGGATTGGGATGAGGCTGAAAAATACCTCAGATCAGTTCAGAAATTTCCACACGTAAACGGCCACTGGCCTACTCCAAATATCGTCTACGACCCATGGCAGTGTTGGGTGTGGATGTGCATAATGGGGTTTAAAAGTAAACAAACCGGCTTTAGGCGTTTTCGTATTGGGCACTTAGAAATTTCTAGGGGCTGTGGGAAAAGCGCAATGGCGAGTCAAGCAGCACTTTATTTTCTTGCCCTAGATAGTCCAAATGGAAACCAGATCTCTACCGTAGCTACTAAAAAAGATCAGGCGAGAATTGTTCTCGATGCGGCCAGAGCTATGGCTAGGAAGAGTGCGAGCTATTTAAAATTTACTGGCGTGAGTGTGCTGGCTCACACGATTGTACATGAGAAATCAAACTCTATTATTAGGGCACTATCCTCAGAGCACTCCGGGCTAGATGGATTGAACGATGTACTAGCCATATGCGATGAGCTGCACGCGATGAAGCGCGATACATTCGATGTTATTTATTCTGGTATGTCTAAGCGTAAAGACTCCCTCACCCTATGTATTACAACAGCGGGCCAGGATATTCACTCTGTTGGGTTCTCACAATCAGCCTATGCAAAAAAGGTGGCGCTCGGAGAAGTTATTGATGATCAATTCTTTTCTGCTGTCTATACACTAGATAAAAATGATGACTGGGCTGATGAGAGTGTTTGGGTGAAAGCAAACCCAGGACTAGATAGAAGCGTGGACAGGGTAACTCTAAGAGCGAAGATTGATAAGGCGCTCGTGTCCCCTAGTGACATTGCAAATATTAGAATCAAGCACATGAATGAGTGGATTGCGGAAGCCGATGCCTTCTTTGATCAGAAAGCATGGGATGCTTGCTACGACCCTAAATTAAAAATTGAGGACTTCAAAGGAAAGCAGTGCCGACTAGGGCTAGATTTGGCCTCGCACATCGATATAACTTCTATCGGAATTGCCTTCAGGGAAAAGGGAATCTACTACTTATTTGATAGAAGCTACCTGCCAGAGGATACAGTTAAGTCAGCAAGAAATACTCTTTACGACGATTGCATAGGCAGGGGATTTTTAATCAAGACCCCAGGTGCTGCTATCAACTACGACCACATCCAAAAAGATGCTGAGGAATTGGCAAAAGAATACCGTGTGATTGAGTGTTTGTATGATCCGTGGAATGCCACAGAAACAGCACAGAGACTTTCCAATAAAATGGAAATGGTAAAGTTTGCCATGAATGTAGGAAACTTTTCTGAGCCGATGAAGAAATTAGATGCGGCGATAAGAGAGGGCAAAGTCAGACATAACGGATCTCCACTTCTTCGTTGGTGCCTAGGAAATGTGGTAGCCAAAGAGGACCACAATGGGAATGTGTTTCCACGTAAATCTCATGAGAAACTTAAGATCGATCCAATCGTAGCTTTTCTTATGGCAATCGGTGGATGGATACAAGACACTGATGAAGACTCTGTTTATGAGACAACAGGCATACGCACGATCTAAAATTCCTGACTCAATGTGTCCACTTGTTTTGAACTAAACCAGGTATAAATTACTGCTTTACTTCAGTTTGGTTTTACTTCAACATTTCTTTCAATGACCCATAAAAATCAGAAAATTTTAAATTTTTCTGGAAGCAATTCTGGAACGCCACTAAAGATTTTGAATAAATCGGCGACTGAGGCTGAGATAGTAATCTACGCGGCTATCGGTCAGGACTTCTGGGGCGATGGCTCTACAGTTTCCGCTAAAAGCTTTTCTGATGAAATCAAAAATATCGCTGATTCTGTAAAGACCATCAATGTGAGAATCAATTCTCCAGGTGGCGATGTGTTTGATGGCATCGCAATTTACAATCGCCTAAAGCAACACAAAGCTAAGAAGATCGTCCACATCGATGGACTAGCTGCCAGCATTGCTTCCATCATTGCCCTAGCAGGGGATGAGATTGTAATGGGCGAAGGCGCTCTTTATATGATGCACCTTCCTTGGACCCTATCCTACGGGAACAGAATGGACTTCGATAATACCGTCAATCGTTTGATGGATATTGAAGAACAGATGATTGGCATCTACGCCAAGAGATCAAATTTAGACAGAACAGAAATTAGAGCCATGCTTGAGAAAGAAACTTGGATGGATGCTGAAGAGGCAATCTCCAACGGTTTCGTAGATTCCAAGGATGAGGTTTCTGTTCCGATTGCAGCCAGTGCGATTAACTCGCAGTGGATTACCCGTAAGCCTAAGTCCTACTACTCTGAGAGTAAGGCAGCTAGCGCGAGACTTGAAGATTTGAAGAAAAAGATTCATTCACGGATTGCTCGCAAATAGCGCAGCGCGTGGTTGGTGGGCTACTAAACTTTAACAGGAGATAGGGAAATGAAGACGATTGAACAAATACGATCAAGATTGGCTGAGATTGCCGCTGAGTTAGAAGGCACTCAAGCTTCTGACGAGGGTTTCAGCGAAGAACAGATGGGCCGTATCAACGAACTTAATGCCGAGTTCGAAGGCTTAAACACTCAGTTGGAAACTGCTGAGAAGATCGAAAACATGAAAGCTAAAGCTGCTGCTCCTGCTGGTCGTAAGACCGTAGCTGCTAGCCCTGCTGGAAGCGTAACTGTTGCTGCTAGCCGCTCTGAGCGTTTTGGTGGTTTCGAGTCTGCTGGATCTTGGTTGATGGCTGTTAAAAAAGCCGGTCAAACTGGCGAGCTAGATGCACGATTCAAGAACGCGACCATGAAAGAGTCCGTTGGTGAAGATGGTGGCTTCTTGGTTCCTGAAGAAATCAGCACTGCAATCTTGAAGAAGATGGCTGGCGATGATTCCCTTATGGCTAAGACGACTGCGATTCAGGTTGGCGGAAACGCTCTAACCATCAATGTTGACGAAAGTCAGCCTTGGAATAACGGTGTTCAGGCTTACTGGACTGCTGAAGGTGCCGCTATCACCAGCTCCAAGCCTAGCTTCAAGCAAGCTAGCTGGCGTTTACAGAAGCTTGCTGCACTAGTAAGTGCAACTGACGAGCTTCTTGATGACGGTACTGCGCTTGAGTCCTACATCATGGCCGCTGCTCCTAATGCGATCATGCACCAAGTGAACAAGGCTATCTTGAACGGAAACGGCGTTGGAAAACCACAAGGTGTTATCCAATCTCCATTCACCGTAACTGTAGCTAAGGAATCTGGCCAAGCTGCTGATACCGTATTGGCTGAGAACGTATTGAAGATGTACTCGCGCATGTTCCCAATGAGCCGTGCAGGTGCAGCTTGGTACATCAACCCAGCAGTAGAAGAACAGCTCCGATTGCTCAAAGACGCTGTAGGAAACTACATCTATTTGGCACCTGGAAGCCAAATGAACCAGACCCCATATGCTTCGTTGCTAGGTCGTCCGGTTGTTCCTCTTATGGGCGGAATGCCAGCTCTTGGTGATCTTGGAGATTTACTCTTCGCAGATCTTTCCTACTACTACATGATCCGTAAAGCTGCTGGCGTTAAGTCGGCAACTTCTATCCACCTTCAGTTCGATAAAGAAATCACTTCCTTCAGATTCTCTTTACGCCTTGACGGTAAGTGTCCTTTCCAGGCCCCTGTTACCACTGAATTCGGTGCGTACCAGATGTCTGCATTTGTACAACTAGAAGCTCGCTAATAGCGGCATAAAAAACTCAGGCACCTAACTCCTCTCGGGTGCCTGAGTTACAAAAGAGAGGAATTAGTTTTAACAAATTTTTAGGAGATAATATGAAAGAAGCTTTATTTATGGAGTCCAACATCGTTAAGGCGATTATTGGCCCAGTTGACCTTAACGATGCTGCTACCACTGGTTTACGTTTTGACATGAAGATGTTTGACAGGGTTACTTTTTTTATTATTGCTGCTGCCGGAACTACCCCTAGCTCACACACTGTTGCTTTCAAGCAGCATCTTGTGGCTTCTGGTGGAACTCCAGCTACCCTAGAAATCGAAAACCCATGGTTCCACAAGGTAGACACCGCATCTGTGTTTACAAAAGTAGCTCCATCTGTTGCTGCCGCATCGTTTGATATTGACGCGGTAGTAGGGGATTCTAAGTTCATAGTTGCCTTTGAAGTTCTTGCCGAGAACTTAAATGTTAACTCGGACTACAGATATGTTTCTCTTGATTTGACCGATTCCGGAGGCGCTCAGTTGGGCACCGTTATCGCAATTGGCCATAATGCTGTTGAGAAGCCAGCCTATACTCAAGCTGTATAAGTTTTGGTGGCGGCTAGCCTAATGTCTGCCGTAGGGTACGGGAAGGGCCGCAATGCTCTTCCCGTATTTTTTTGTGTAGATAAATATCCAGGAGATAAGTATGTCCAAGATAAAAAAGAAATCTGTAGTTAAGCAATCTGCTCCTCTAATACCACAAGAAGAAGTTGAGCAAGCCTCTAAACAACCCCTGTCCAAGGATAGTGTGGTGATGGTTTTCAATGATTTTAAATATTACTCAGACCCAAACACACCACTATATGAGCCGGGTAAACAATATACAATTGATGGCGCTGACATGATCCAGCGATGGCTAAAGCGCGGTGGTAAAATTGTGAGTGGCGAAATTAAAATTGAAGAGCCGGTGGTAAACTTATCGTCTATCATAGAGCCAGAAATCAAAGAGCCAGAAGCAGAAATCGCACCAGAAATTGAGCAGGGCCAATCTGATCTTTTCTCGGAGATGCAGGACTTTGAAGATTAATTAAGTGGCGGGAGACCCTGATGAATCCTTTGAAGTATATCTATTCGCGCTTAACATCCCCGGGCAAGTATATCCATAATGCCCGGAGGCCGTTTTGGTTCTCAGGGGCTACCCAAGTAACAGAAGATAATTCCATGCAAGTAGCCGCGTTTAATCGCGGCATTGTTTATATCTCTACCCAAGTGGCAAAGCTTCCCTGGGATGTAAAAGACGCAGCAAACAATATTCTTCCAGGTGGTGTGGGGAATATTCTTGGACTAGCGGCTAACCCAGAAATGAATTCCTTCCGTTGGCGTTTGTTCATGATCCAACAAGCGATCATTCATGGGAACGCCTACTCTGAAATTGAAAGAGATGGCGTTGGCAGAGTTCTGGCACTGTGGCCACTAGTTTCTCAGAACATGGAATTAGTTAGAAGTGAGTCTGGGCAGCTTGTCTACAAATACTGGAACATAGACGGCGAAGTTGTTTACATGAGTCCCCGAGATGTTTTCCACCTACCAAACTTCCATACAAAAGATGGCTTAGTTGGGCAGGGCGTAGTTTCATATGGAAGAGAAGTATTAGGTATCCAAATCGCTGCTGACGGGATGGCTAGCGGTATTTTCCATAACTCTGGTATCCCTTCTGGAATTTTATCCCATCCAGGAAAGCTATCTGATGATGCTTTTAAGAGATTGAAAGAATCCTGGGCACAGCAACAGGGCGGAAGAAAATCCGGCTCAACCTCAATCCTTGAAGAGGGATTGAAATATGAGGCAGTGAATACCGACCCTGAGGCCCTTCAGTTTATTCAATCCCGCCAATTTGGTATCTTAGAAATAGCCAGATTCTTAGGTGTTCCTCCTACTAAGCTATTCGACACAACGGCCGCTACCTACTCCAACGTGGAAAACGCCAACCTAGAAGTAGCCACAGACACCCTAGATTCCTGGGCCACAAACCTTGAAATGGAAGCAGATGTGAAGCTTCTAAACAACAGGTACGGCGGAAGATTCTCAGACATAAATCTATACGCTATCTTTAGAGGCGATATGAAAACCAGGTCTGACTACTTCAAGTCGATGATGGGTATTTCTGCCATGACTCCTAACCAAGCCAGAAACCTAGAAGGATTGCCTGGATATGGTAAAGAGGGAGATAGATACTATATTGCTACAAATAACTTCTCTCCTGTCGATAGGTTGGATGAGATTATTGATGCTGATATTGAGCAGAAAACAAAGAGCGCACAACCTCCTGCTCCGGCGAAGCAGCCTGATCCAGCAAAAGCCATGGACCAAAGTCCTCTTGAAAAGGCAGCGATTCAATTTTTAACAGAAAATAATAAGTAGGGGTGGAAAGGTGAAGAGCGAAGTCCTTCTCGCCCTCCTTATGAAAGCGGTAGAGGATAGGTTCAAATCCTACCCTCCTCCTGCCCGTGGTGTAAGGGGACTAAGAGGACAAAGAGGAAGAGATGGAGAAGATGGTAAGAGCATAAACTTCTCTGACCATGAGGAAACATTCAAAGCGTGGGCTAACGAATTTTCTCTAAAGTTCTCTGATCTATCAGCAGATGAAATAGAAAAACTGCGAGGTCCTAAAGGACGAGATGGGTCAGATGGCAGGGGATTTAATTTCTCTGAACATGAAGAAACCATAAAGAACTGGTCTAAGGAATTTGCCCTAAAGTTTGAAGACTTAACCACAGAAAATATTGAATCGCTTCGGGGGCCAAAAGGCAGAGATGGTGCTGACGGTAAGAGCCTAAACTTCTCAGATCATGAAGAGACATTTAAATCCTGGGCTAGGGATTTTGCACTTAAGTTTGAAGACCTATCTGCTGAAGAGATCGGCAAGCTACGCGGCCCTAGAGGTAGGGATGGGATTGACGGTAGAGATGGTAAAGACTTCGATATCTCTGAGCACTCTGAGACTATCAGAAACTGGGCTAGGGAATTTGCATTCAAATTCTCTGATCTATCAGCAGATGAGATAGAAAAGCTAAGAGGCCCTAGAGGCAGGGACGGTAAAGATGGTAAGGGATTTATATTCGAGGAACACGAGCAGTTCTTCAAGTCCCTAAAGCCAAAGTTTTCTGACTTTACTGAAGAAGAAAAACTAAGCCTAAAGCTAAAGTTCTCTGAACTTACAGAAGAAGAAAAATCTAATCTTAAACTAAAATTCTCAGATCTTTCTGATGAGGAAAAAACATCCCTTAAAGGTGCTCGTGGGAACAGAGGCCAAAAGGGTAGGACAGGCGACCCAGGTAAAGACGGGATTAGTGGAAAAGATGGAAAGAGTATCCGTGGACTTCCGGGGATTACTGGCACGAGGGGACTAGCAGGAAGAAATGGCACCAATGGTAGAGATGGAGCTGATGGAAAAGATGCTCCCTACATTACTGATATCCAGATAGACCAGTATAGAGCTGATAAATTCATTTTCATTTTCTACTTCTCTGATGGAACAAAGATTGAGTCTGACCCGATAAGCCTTCCACGGCCAAATGTCTATAATAGTGTTGGCGCTGGCGGCACTGCTGGGTCTTCATCTGGATCAGGCGGCGGTGGCCCAAGTACTGTTTGCGGGGTAGAGATAGCGGGCAATGCCAAAAAAGCACTAGCACTGTCTGGAACTTTTTCTGGCGGGGATACCACCTATACGCTGTCAGAAACACCAAACAGTTCAGACGAAGTAACAATCTGGCTCAATGGTATAATGAGGACTGACTATAGTCTTACGGGGACCATAGTTACATTTGTTGGCCAGGATACTACAGGCCAAACACTAGACGCACATTTCAGGTATGGTGGTGGCGTAACAATATACGCAACAGCCATAAATACGGGAAATCTGACAGGGGTTTATTCCTCTGGAGACACTAAGTACATCCTCCCACAAACCCCTATTTATGAAGAAGAGTTAATCGTCTGGTTGGATGGGGTAATGAGGACTGACTATACCCTATCAGGTTTAGAGGTTACTTTTTCTGGGGTAGATACAACCAGTCAGATATTCGATTCTCACTTTAGATACGACAATGGGATGTGTGCCCAGCCCCCAGTTGTGCAATCTGCAGAAGTGGTCTTGGTAAACGTGCCTTGCGATTCTAGCGTGTATGTTGGAGCGGCAGTAAAAATGCTAGGAGGAATAGCGTATAATGCCCTGGCTGACTCTTTAGCCAACTCAAACGTAATTGGAATAGCAGAGAGTAAAACAACATCGACACTATGTAATGTTCGAGTTTTGGGTGTTTCTCCAGCCGTGTATTCTGGCTTGGACGAGACCAAAGAATATTTTTTGAGCGATATTACGGAGGGGCTAATTACAACAGTTGTGCCCACCACCTCCGGCCATATAATATTAAGAGTAGGTCAACCATTCTCATCAACAAGACTATTAGTGTTGAAAGGCATAAGGATTGAACGAGCATAGCCAAGTTAAACATACGACAGATGTTTGGTTTGCAGCTTTTCTAATGAAGAGAGGAATGCCCGTATCTAAATATGATGTTATAGGTCGGGGAAAAGTATGCCTATATTTCTTGTGTGAAGACAGTGATTGGAACAAACTGAAGTTGGATTTTAGCAGTTCAGATATTTCTGAATACAAAGCCGTAATAGGTAGGATAAGGGACCTGGGGTATTAATATGGAAGTGGTAGCAAAGCTAACAAAAGAACAATACTTAGGATGGAGACTCGCGCTTGAGAAATTAAACCACGCTAGGACCACCCTAGACTTAGCCAATAAAGTAGCATCAAACCAGATGCTTCAAATAGAAAATTTACAGTTAAAATCAGCTATGTATAAACACATAATTAACTCTAAGGCAGAGGATATTAAAACTGCTGAGGGGGAATTTATGTCTGTTAGGAAGATACTGGAATCCGAGATTGGGTTCGAGATTAAAGACGTAGTTATTGATGAGGTTACATTAGAAGTTAAGCGCGAAGAATTGCCTCAACTACTAGGAGATAAATAAAACATGGCACAAGTAAAACTTTTAAAGATAAGCAGTGACGGGGTTCCCGTTGAGTTTGCTTCTATAGACGATATTACACTTAATTCGTTTACAGCAGGTTCTGGACCAGTAGTATCCCCAACAGGGATAGACATGAATGGTCAAGACGTATCTGACATCAGCGATTTGGCTTTTACAGACCCATCTGTTGGGACTATAAATCAAACCGCTGGTGCATTGATCATTAATAATATAATG